CCAGCCCATCTACAGCTTCTACCTTGAGAACTTCTTCTCAAACTACAAGAGGCAAGACAGCCTGGGCGTAGTAACCCAGTACGTTGTGCAGATCCCGTGTGTTCTGACTACAGAGCACGCAATCCGCGCCGGTGATCTGATTCAGATCGCTGACAACCACCTAGAGTACGGTCGCTTTGGTACTAGTGGAGCTTCTGCTACTAACCTAGCCGGTCGTTACAAGAAGTGGGATCAGACTGCTCCGACACTTGAGTTCTGCGTTGGTCGCTGCCTGAAGAGCTTCATCTACGCAGAGAACGGAGACACGGGCCTGGACACCAAGTACCAGGACGACACTACATCAACCCTAGCTGCGACTACTGCGGCTGCGGCTGAGTTCCCAGGACTAGACAAGGTTCAGACCGTACCCGGTATGAAGCTGTCCGGTTCAGGCACAGGTGGCATTCCGGGTCACCTGCTTGGAGGCGTTGCTGATAGCAGTGGCGACTACCGAGCACTAACCATCCTAATCAGACTGTAAGGAGAATCAAATGGCTGACAATGAAAATTTCAACCTTGACGATCTGAAGGTCTTTGACTCGGATCAGCAAAAGGTTATCGTCCAAATGCTTCGTCATGTGAATGACCAAGCTGAGGCTAAGGCTAAGTCCACTCTGGAAGACATGGGTCTCTCCGAAGAGGATCTTAGACTATCACCACGTGACCGGCTACGTATGGCCGATCAGAAGCGACTGGAGACTGTATCTAGTATCTGGCGGAACAACGGCTACATCGATGGGGCATCCGATCGTGTAAGCGTACTTGACCTCCTACAGAAGGATATGGCCCACGCAGCTAAGATGATGGCTGACGGTTTCAGTACCGACCATCCTCTTCTGATCCCACGTATTATCAGTGACATCGTTCGTGAGGCTATTGAGCCTGCTCTAAACCTCACACCTATGCTGCAGACTGTCAACGTTGGCGCGGACTTCATGGGAAGTTCAATTGTCTTCCCCGCCTGGGGTGGCATGCACGCGGGTGACATCGCGGAAGGGGCAGAGTACCCAGAGAGAGAGCTCGAACTAGCCGGAGAGGTCACAGCGACCATCGGCAAGAGCGGTGTTGCCGTCAAGATGACTGACGAAATGCTTCGCTTCTCGCAGTTCGACGTAATGAACCGACACCTGACTGCTGCTGGACGCGCTATGGCTCGTCACAAGGAGCAGAAGGTAGCGAACATGCTCCTGGCGTCTACTAACGTAGTCTTTGATAACTCGGGTGCGGGCTCTAAGAGCACCACCGGACGTAACGCTAACGGTGCCTACAATGGTACCTTGTCGCTAGACGACCTCTTCTACGCATGGGCGACCATGGTCGACACTGGGTTCACCCCCACGACTATGATCATGCACCCTCTTGCGTGGCAGGTGTTTGCTAACGAAGGTATCGCTCGCGCATTCGGCTTCCAGAATGGCCTCCAGGCTATGATGTGGCAGACTGCACAGGGCTCACCAGGTGTTGCTAACCAGTGGCGTATCGGAGGCATGCATGGTCTACACCAGCAGACCTCAGTGTCTTCCCCTGGTAACATCGCAACGACCAGTACACCAGTACCGTCGATCTCACCTGTGAGCTTCAACGTGGTGCTGTCACCGTTCATGACGTTTGACGCGTCAACCAACCGGACTGACATCCTGCTGGTAGACCCTGCTGAGATGGGAGTGCTCGTTGTAAACGAGGGCATCCAGACTGAGGAGTGGCGTCAGCCTGAGCGTGACATCCAGAAGGTGAAGCTGCGCGAGCGCTATGCTGTCTCTCAGATCAACGACTACAATGGTGTAGCGCTGCTGAAGGACATCAACTGCATCGAGCCGAGTGTTGACTTCCGCGATAAGATCGTGGCTAACATCGACGTGACAGGTCTGAACCTGACCGGTGACTTCGAAGTGAACCAGAACGTGTAAGTGACCTAAGCTGAGTGGAGACCAGGTAGCGGTCTCCACTTAGTACACACAAGACAATCAATACCAATAGGCCGGGAGGGGTGAGCAGCCCCGCTTGGACCGTCGTTAGGAGCTTCGAAAGTCGCCCCTAGCAAAAACAGGCTGGCCAGACCATCGCTACCTCTGGTCAGCCTATCTTTTTATGGACTGACACGAGGTGAGCGAGAGCTAGAAGACAGAACAGACAGCGCCAGAACTGGGAGTTGGCGCGGTGGTTGGCGGGGTAGATGCCCTAGTAGGAGAGGTAATCTCACTGAACCTGAAGAAGGGTCCCTTCTTCATGATAGGCGACATCAGCCTGACGCCCGAGAGATACTGGAAGACAGTGTCTGCCAACATGTCCGACGATTACTACGCGACTCTCAGGGCTAGCCTGCAGTCTGGGTACATCGTGAGAGGCAAGCAACGCATTCTCCTGGTAGACAAGCCCGAAGGGGTTCTGGATGCCTGGACCACTATGCTTAATAGGGAGGGCCGCTCTAAGACGAGTGTGGCCGCCTTCAAGCAACTAATCAGGGACAAGGTCGACAATGGCTATCCACTAGCCGAGATTGCACGACACTGCCTGAAGCACGAACGGAACCACAAGAACCGTGAGGATGTCAACAAACTCCTTGAACAGGTTCTAATGTATGTCGAGAAGGAGAGCTTCTATGACCAGGAGGTCTTCGACGATGAGGAAGGGAGTGTTGATATCTCTCTTACTAGGGACGCAGCAGGGCAGTACAAGATAGCTACCGCTGATGCTGAGTACAGCCCTAACCCACCAGCAGGACACATTGGTGGCACGACCACAGCCTCTGACGTTCTAGACAACGTCCTGGAGCTCTAAGACAGATGACTACTCTAGAAGCAGACTTTGGACTCTTCGCTAAGGACAGGGAGCAGTACAACAAGGACCAGGCGGCGCTGAATGCACTCAGATACCTCTGGAACAACAATGGTAGACTCCCTACCGGTGAACAGGTAAGTATCGCAGACACCCTGCGAATTGATCAAGCACACATGCAGGACCTAGGCAAGCAGCCTATGCTCACGCAGCGTGTGTTCGAAGAGATGGCCAACGAGGGTGTAGAGCCGACTGCTGTACTGGCTAGCCTTCTAGAGACGGTCACCCTGAACCAACCCGATAGCATTTTAACCACCCCATCCTGGGGAGGTATGCATGCTGCCGACATCGATGATGGCCATGAGTATCCTGAGCGTGACATGGAGCTCGCAGGGTACAACAAGGCCAAGGCAACTAAGTCAGGCATAGCTATCAAGGTCTCAGACGAGATGATAGCTAACAGCAACTTCGACTCTATCGGAAAGCATGTGCGGGCTGCTGGCCTAGCACTGGTACGCCATAAGGAGAAGAAGGTAGCTGACGCCCTTGCTGACAAGGGGCTAGTCCTGTTCGACAATGCCGTGGACGGTGTCAAGAGCACTACAGGTAGGAACTCAGCAGGTGCCTTCAATGGTACCTTGGCCCTGGACGACATTGCCTATGGGCATGAGCAGATGACCAACAACGGGTTCCAGCCCGACACCCTGGTTATCCACCCATCAGCATGGCGTGTACTGGCTACTGAGTCTCTGCAGAACCTGTTTGGTCTACAGAGAGGAGCTACCTGGAACGGGGACAAGAACCCTGCACAGCTAGGCAGCAACACAGCACGTGAGGCTTCTGCAGTCACCTCCAGGTTCCCCACGGACTGGAACATCGTAGTCTCTCCCTACGTCAAGTACAACCCCATCGACGCAACTGATAACCCCTACTGGCCTGTCACAGACATCCTGATCTGTGACTCTAACGCCATGGGCGTGATCCTAGCAAGTGGATCGGGCATTGAGACAGAGGAGTGGAGTGTTCCCGAGCGAGACATACGCAAGGTCAAGTTCAGGGAGTACTACGGTATCTGTATCACCAACGACGGCCAAGGGATTGGTGTCCTAAAGAACGTGGCTATCGGTCGCAGTGTTGACTTCTGGGATGCTGCAGTACACGCGGTAACAGCGTCTGATGCTCTGGCCCTGGATGTGAACTACACTGGTGTCGCTATCACAGGCCAGGCGTAATGAACCATGACCGTACCTTCTCTATCGTCCTCTGATCCTACCCATGGTGACTCAGATGTCTTCACAAACAAGAATCTGACGTTTCTGTTCGCTGCTGCCCTGGATGGTGCATCCATCACAGAGAACAGCGTACTGCTACTGGATCAGACGACTGGGAATAGAGTACCTGTCACACTGACTCACGATACGGGCCTGTTCAAGATCACAATGGTCTTGGCGGGCCTGCTTCGTGAGAACACCTCCTACCGCGTCATCGTCGTCGGCACTGACCTAAAGGTCACTGACGCCCTAACAGGAGGTGGAGATGAGCTAGCCACATCGATCATCGTTGAGTTCTCTACCGGGGACACTCAGTTTGACATCAACACCACGCTGGGTAAGGAGACAGATGCAGTGACTCTGGAGGGGGACCTTTTCCTCCCCTCCAATGTCAAGGCCCTAGGTACCGACTTCACAGTGGACAAGGTCCGTCCCAAGAACAACACGGCCGGTGTTCTGCCTACCATCACAGGGGACAAGCTCATACGGTTCACCTTCACGAACCCCCTGTCTACCACAGGTACCCTGTCTGACTGGGCTAGCATCGAGACCTACCCCCTGTTCCACTCTAACTACCTAGCCAAGAGTGGGGACATCCAGGCAATCAGTGGTTCCTCTCAGGACTACACCCTGCCTACGGGCACAGCCTCCATCAATGGCTCGGACCTCATCATCACGTTCGACCGGGAGCTACCCAACAACCTGGGCATCAGCATCGAGCTCAGTAGTGATATCGAGAACTCGGAAGGTCTAGACTATGGAGGTGGACTGGTCTACACGGTCTCCACTCAGCTGTACCCAGACATCGTCAACACCCGCCCTGTGAAGAGGGAGCTACGGTCCATAGACGGGGACAGGATCCTAGACGACTACATCGGCGCACTCCTACACAAGAACAGCATCTTCCTGTGGGAGAGAACAGGACGCGCACTTGATCTAGCTGACCTATCCTGGCCAGCCATCAAGTACGTGTTCTCCGCTACTGTCCTAGACATCATCATGGATCAGGACTACGAGAAGTTCCTGACCGCTGGTACCCGTCGTCAACTTGGAGACTTCAACGTATCCACTGACTCTCTGATAGGTAGGCTCGCTATGAAGATAGCGCAGGTCACGAAGGACAAGGAGAACTCATTCAACAGTCTGTTCCCAGGGTGGGAGTTCCGTACTGTAACCAAGTCCGATGGTGTAGCTGGACTACTCAGTCTAAACCGTTTGTGGTACGACGTTAACGGACGGTACACTAACCCTATGGAGAAGTACCGCCAACCCAATATCCCTGCCTCCAACATCACAATTGCTCGGAGAGCCAGATCTAACAACCCATTTTTCTAAGAGGAAAGACCCATGGAGAGAGACTGTGGAGAGTGCACCGTATGCTGCGTCTACCCACGAATCGATCATCCGGACCTACAGAAGAGAGCTATGAGACACTGTCCCAACCTACTCCTAGAGCGTGAGCCTGAGAAGAACGAGATCTTCTGGACGGGCGGTAACGGCTGTGAGAACTGCAAGGCCTACAAGGCCAGACCCAGTCCCTGCTCAGACTACAAGTGCGCCTGGAAGTGTGGCTTCGGAGACGAAGATGACCGACCAGACAGATCATTCATACTCTTCGATCGTTCGAAGAACATAGAGAACTCCCTAGAGGCTAAGCCCCTGAGGGACGGACAGGA